CACACATGCGCTACCTACTGATTGATACCTCTAACATGTTTTTCCGTGCGCGGCACCAAGCGCATCGTGCCGCGGACACATGGACCAAATTGGGCTTTGCCCTGCACTTGACCTTGATGAGCGCAAACAAAGTAGCACGTGATTTGGGTGCTGATCATGTGGTATTCGCACTGGAAGGGCGTAGCTGGCGCAAAGATCACTACAAACCCTACAAAGCAAACCGCGCAGTGGCACGTGGACAAATGAGCGAGTCAGAAGCAGAAGAGGACAAGCTGTTCTGGGAGACCTATGACGAGCTGACTAAATACTTGTCTACAAAAACCAACTGTAGTGTGATCCGTTGTGCCACAGCAGAAGCAGACGACATCATTGCACGTTGGATTGCATTACACCCCCAAGACGAACACGTTATTGTTAGCTCAGATTCAGACTTTGTGCAGTTGATTGCACCCAATGTCAAACTCTACAATGGCATCAATGATCACTTGTTCAGTCCCACAGGTGTTACAGACGCAAAAGGCAAAAACTTGGCATTTACCATTGAGAGCAACAGCAAGATCAAGGTTGGCAAACCCGACGCCAACTTTGTGCCACCTGCGGATTATCAGCGGTGGGTGCTGTTCTTGAAGTGCATGCGTGGCGATCCTGGTGACAATGTGTTTTCTGCGTACCCAGGTGTGAGAGTAAAAGGCACAAAGAATCAAGTAGGACTCACAGAAGCATTTGAAGATCGTGACCGACGCGGCTATGCTTGGAACAATCTCATGTTACAACGTTGGATGGACCATGAGCAAGTGGAACGCAAGGTGTTGGACGACTATGAACGCAACCGTACCTTGATTGATCTCACTGCACAGCCCGATGCGATCAAAGCTGTAGTAGATGAAGCCATACGTGAGCAGATTAGTCACAAGGATGTGGGCATGGTAGGGGTCCACTTCATGCGATTTTGTGGCAAGTACGAACTCACAAAACTCAGCGACTATGCAGATGCCATAGGTCGATGGTTGAATGAAACATACAAAGGAGTATTGGATGATCGAAGCAAAACCCATAGTGGATAAAAAGTATTGGATCTTGAAACAAGATGATCGCAAGGTCGGTGTAGTTGAGGCTGCGGATGACGGCTACACTGTGCGTATCAATGACCAAGTTGGTAAATTCAAAACCATTCCCATGGTTCGCAAAAAGGCCAACATTGAGTTTGCACCGCCTGAAAAAACCACCAAGCCTGCGCCGGATCAAGTGCATGGGTTTGAAACAGGATGTAGAGCATTCAATCCCATGTGGGATGTCAAACACCGGTTACCACTGTTTACAAAAGAAAACAAATCCAAGTCATGGTATGCCGCAGGTTGGTATGCTGTGAAACAACATCGATCATGGAAACTGATTCGCAACCCAAAGCTGATTGTGTTGGAACGTTATCAATATCAAGGACCATTTCATACTCAGGAGGCAGCACGTGACAAATCCCTTTCGTGATCAAGAAAAATTCATGCGAGCATGCGACCAGTCAGTCGAGGAATTCAATCAAAGTCAATTCAACATGTATCTTGGCCTGATCGAAGAGGAAGCTGCCGAACTCAGTGACGCAATTGGTAATCATGATCAAGTAGAAACACTGGATGCCTTGATTGATATTTTGGTTGTCACAATTGGTGCTATCCACTCCATGGGTGCTGACGCCGAAGGTGCTTGGAAAGAAGTCATGGCCACTAACTTTGCCAAGATTGATCGAGAAACTGGCAAGGTGCGCAAGCGTGAGGATGGCAAAGTACTCAAGCCCACAGGTTGGCATCCACCAGTGTTGTCACCGTTCCTGACTAGAAAATGAAAACACGCGAAGAAATTATTACCTCAATGTGTTATACCTGGCGGCATGATTATGGACTTGACAAACAAGAGCATGATGGTCCGGGTGGCTTGATCAGTGCCGGTCTAACTGATGCTGAACGCAAACGGTTGTGGCGCCAGATGGCACAGATCTTTGACAATGACATTGCACCACACATGGAGTTCCGACCATGAGCTTGCACATACATCGTTTTGTAGATAATGTAAAGGCGCACGAAGCACGTGGGCAAAAAGATTTCTCCATGCCCATGCGTGATGCAAAAGACTTACACGCAGATATCACTAAACTGTTGATTACATTGGAACAAATGCGAGCACAGCAGGCACGTGGTGCAGAAGTTGTGGAAGTGCAGATCACTGGAGGTAGTTTTAAATCTGCATAGTTATTGGCATAAATAAACATGGAGTTTAATATGTCAAGACCAAAGCCAACAGTGCTAATCGAGCACACCAACAAGCAAACCTACAAGACAGAACAAGTGCTGGCCTCAGAAGGTGTGTGGGCTGTGTTTTTTGACTCAAAGCCTATCAATCTAAAAACCAGCAACTTGCTCACACAGTTTCCTGGACCCAAATATAAAAAGGTATCGTTCTCCAACCCGGGACATGCTATCAACTTGGCCAGAAAACTCAACACACAATTCCGAACAGACAAGTTTTCAGTTGTGCTGTTAACTCAAGGGGATAAGATCTATCCCAATGCTCAATAAACTTACCCTTACTCAGGAACTGATAACACGCTACCCTGATGCGCCACCTCTTGACGAAGCTATGCGTACCTGGTGGCAAAACATCCAAGATGATGGTGGCTTGAGACTCACATACGAAGGCTTCTATGTGTTTGAGAACTTGCTAGAACTCAGTAGTTACACATTTGATTTGCCAGAGAAGTTGTTGACTCCCAAGAACTTGCTGGCCATGGATCGCCACATGACCTGTCCTTACTACATGGTCAACAACCGCAAACTAAACAAACTGGTGATGTTTGGCAGCCGAGAAGCCATGATGGCAACCCTGCACGGAGATATGCAGAGATTTATCACCAGTTTAAGTTACTGACATCACGCTGGAATCGCATTTCCATCATGGTGGAATAATCATCCAACAAAAATTCACGTTGAGCACGTAGTCGTTCACGATATGGTTCTAAATCTATTCGTCCTTGTATTAGATCCTGATTCAACAGCACAGCTTGTTCTGCTCGTACATCATTGGGCATGCTGTCGTAACTGACATCTACCAGCTCTGTAAACATGTCAAAGCCCAGTTCTTCACAGTGCTTGACAATACCTGCATGTCCTACCACAATGGGTATTTGTTCAGCGGCCATGGCCAAGAATGTTTTTTCTGATATAATTCCTGGTGCAGTGGCATACTCTGTTTCTGTCACAATGTTCACAGCACAAGTGCTGTATATGTAATCTAAGTTTATGAAGTTGTCAACATTATTGTAGGTATATTGGGTGTAGTCGTAGTTGGGCAACGGTATACGATCATGATAACTCAACACACCATCTGACCAGCCTTGTAGTATTTGCATGACTCTGTTTCTGTGATCACACATGCGTCCATTCAGACACTGCCATGCCTGTGTCTTGGGTTGATACACAATGTGTTGCCATTCTGGCCAGCGTTGGTATAGGTTGTTGGCAAGATCATAGTTGTGATTGCTGAACTCAACTAATTGAATCGGTCCTGAGTATACTCGATCTAGACCGTGATTCCAGTAGGTGACCACAACACGGTCAGCACGAGATCCATACCGCTGTTCTATCTGTTCAAGTTCCAGCACACGCCCATCCTGTATGTTTACCAAGTCCTGAAAATGCAACAACAAGACGTCTGTATCAAAGTCGGGCAGGCGCAGATTCCACCCTGTTTGCAGTGAGCGGCCACCATCAAAGCAGTTGTAAACTGGGGTGAAACTTTTACCTAGTTTTGTGAATTGTTGGTCAAATAAAACACTGTAATCCATGGCGTATTTACAACAGTCAAAAGGTAGTACTTTTGTAGTACTACATTTCGGTTGACCGAATATGCCCGAAATGCTATAATACACACATGATAAGAAAGAAACGCACTGATCGAACCCACATTGTGTACACAATCCAAATTGGATTGGAGTACTACATTGGTATTACCGCTAAAACTCAGCGCACCATAAACATGTCTATTCGTAGCCGTGTTAACATGCACATCTACCGTAGCAGAACAGAAGACAAGAGCTGGAACCTGTACGAAGCAATTCGTGCCGCAGGCGAAGCCGCTGTAAACTATGCCATCGTGGACACGGTGCGTGGCAAAGATACTGCACACAAGTTAGAGCGCGAGTTAATACGAATGTATGCACCTGCGTTGAACACTGATGTGCGAGTGAAGCAAAACGGTTGACCAATAATCACCGTTTTGCTATAATATAGACATACAAAGCAACAAGGAGTCAGCAATGGAACAGTTCAAAAGTTGGGAAGAAATGTCTGCACTTGAGCAAGCCCAATGCACTTATTGGGACATGTACAAGGACGCATACGGTCATCGTCCCCGTGGTGTTGACACTGCCAGCTGGACCCTTGCAGACTTCGAACAGGAGTTTGCAAGCCTTGGCAGTGTTATTCAGCGTGAAGAGGCTGACCGCAAGACTGCTGAAGCTGAAGCCATTGTCAAGTTTGAAGCCCGTGTGACCAGCCTCATGCACACTGGCGCCAATCGTGAGCGTGTGATTGCATGGTTAATGGATGCTGAACATGCTAACGGCGACTTTGAGTATTTTTGTTTCACGCAGGGCTTGCCCTACGGTTATTTTAGAAAGGCAGCATGATGGACTTTGCACTCAAAATTATCCCCGGCGTTGGCGAAGTAGGATTGGACACAGAGGCCAGCCCGGGCAACGGAGCATTCTATGTTAAGATGTACGATGGATCCTATGATGTGTGTGGCTTTGACACCGTTGAAGAAGCCTATGCAGAACTGTTAGATGTTGCAACTGATAAGGTGGTATGATGAAAGTGTTATTCAAAGTCCCACGTCGTCTGACATAC